GTCGGTGTAGGTTGAAGCCCAGTCGAGGAATGAGATTTGAAGGATTGACTGCTCGGCGGGGGTGACAAGAGGGGAATGTTTGGCACTCTTTGCGGGGCCGTTCAAGGAAGGCCCGTTGCCGGGGTTTTCCGGGGCCGTGGATGCGTTTAAAATATCGTCAAGGGGGTCACTACCGGAAGCCTCGTCAATGGCTTCATTGGCCGCCGTTGTGGCACTATGAAGGATGTTGCTAATAGCGTCCGACGCCACCCGCTCATCTTCTCTCGAGATGAAATTATAGGCTCGCGTGGCAGACTCCATGTTCCGCACGTTTTCGCGATGCAGTTCTTTAGCGACACGACAGCACCGCTGCACCCATGCCGCAGAATATCCAAGATGCTCCGCAGTTTTCGTGAATGACCACTCGACGCTTCCAGCCTGCTTCGTAAGCACATCGTGAAGAGACGCCATTGCCAAACACTGGTCCTGCCACCCTAAATCTTTTCTCCGTGTATTTTCTTCGAGTTCAATGATGCGCTGCTCGAACGGAGAAAGGTCTGATAAAAGGCGAGTTGGGATAGTTGTGTTGCCGATTTTACGGGAGGCGGTGTAACGACGCTCTCCCGCAAGCAACTTGTAAGGCTGGCCCGCAGGACCTTCCTCTTTGACCACGATGATCGGCACAAGCACTCCGTGTCTCGGAATGCTCTCAATCAGATCGTCAATGACGATTTCCTTGCGCTGTCGAGTCGCACGGTCAATCCAGATGTCTTTTAGCAAAATTTCCATGTCAAACTCCTGCAAGGAGAAGGAGGGGGCAAGCCCCTCCTCCCTTTTGTCTTTACTCGCCCTTGACCGACTTGATGTTGTTGCGCGGCGGGTCATCCGGGCGTTCCGGGTTAAACCGCTGCGTGATGTAAGCGATAACGCTCTGCCCAACCGCTTCCGGGATCAGTTCATCAAAAGTCGAACCAGCCGTCTTGAGGCCAAGCGACTCAAGAAAATCCTTGAGACGGAAACGGGCATCCGGGGTGAGGTAAAAATCCGTGGACATCTTGCGGGCAGACAGATCAATGTCCGCCAGATCCTTCGGGTCCACATCGTTACTCGCGGAATGGAACTTCAGACCAAAACGCACGTAAGGCGTCTTGTTCTTGTTGTTATCGCCATACTCAAAAGAAGCGACGGTGCCGTGATAAGTGCCTTCCGGGAGAGCGGCGGGAGCTTTTACTTCGTCAAGATTTACAGCGAGAAGTTCTTTGAAGTTGACAGACATTTTATACTCCATGTGGATAAGCCCAGTGACGGGCTGGTATTAACGCCTTTGGCGTTAATTTCGGACTGCTGCGAAATAGTCTGCTAAACCAGTTTCGAGCGGATAAGACTGCGCGACTTTCGACGGCGCGGTGTTTTTGCACTCAATCGTGCCTTGAGAGGTTGTGAAGATCTGCCGCTTGAGGTTCTGCCCGCGACCAGAAGATTGCGCCAGCAGCACCGTGTTAAAGTAACGACCGACTTTCGGCGGAAGCGCCTTGCCCAGTGTGTTCGGGTAGTAACGCTCCGGTCCATTGTCATCGCCCATAGGCTTGATGTGGCAGTTGATAATCACGTTGCATTTTACACTCTCGTCGTAGAGCATTCGTAAAAGGTTTTCGACAAGGACTTGTGCAAGGCCCCAGTCGGATTGATGCGGGTGCTGGCCGAGGCGACCGTTCATCGCAAGAATGTAGGAAAGTGCTGCATCCGAAAGCATCGTGAGGGAGTCGATTACGAGAACGCTTTTGCTGTCCCACGAAGTGATAGGGCCGAGATTGGTATCACCGTCTTTCCATTCTCCAAGCATGGAAGTGGTTCGCTGCCAAACGCTGGCTTTCGCCGGGATCAGTTTTCCGCCTACGTTTTTCATAGGCTCCGTAAGTGTAACGTAATCGACGTTTGCGATACTGTCCTTTGTGTATTTGCCGCATGTTAAAAGGTCACGCAGAACGTCCACTCCGTTGTCGAGGTCAAGAATGCGGACTTTGTAACCAGCAGCGGCAAGTGACGCGAGTGCTCCGGTCTTGCCAGACCCTGAGTCTCCCACGAATAAAAGTTTGGTTGTGTCTGCGGAATGATGATCTTTAAGCGAAGGCATTACTTCTTCTCCGAGCGGTTCATCGCGTCTACCAGTTTTTCAGCAGCCGCTTTCGTCTCACACTCAGCAAAATGCTCGAACAGAATTTCAGTTTTAGCTTCAAGGATCAGGAAGGCATGTCCGGTATCGTAAATGACATATTTCATTTGGCGCTCCTTTGGATTATTGCGGCGATTTGTTCTGCCAGGATTTTCGAAGGGGTGACTGCGATTGCGATCCATTCCTGTGTTTTGTGGTCAAGAGCGATGACGATAAAACCATCATCAGAATGCTGGGCGATGTGAACGCTCAAATGTCACCTCGAACAACTGTCGGGTCCCAAACCCGTTTTGTGAAGTCAGCCTTGAGCCATTCATGTCGAACACTCGGCGGAAGTCCACAAACCTTGCGAAACGGACAGCCTCCATACATGCCACATGCTTTTTCGTTCAAAGGCCAATAATTCTGCGCGGCGTAAAGTTCTGCGACGGCAAGGTATTGGCCGAGATCGTAATACCATTCCTCAAGAACCGCCTCACTACGCGGCACGACTCCACGAAGAAAGCGTGTGAAGGTTTGTGCGATTTGCGCCCCGTCAACGATAATCCCTTCAACTTGGACGTTGTAAACAATCTTCCCTGCGATTGCGTAAAGCGTCATCTGATTGTCAGGTGTGAATTTATCGAAGAAAGACTGGTTGATTGTGGACTTTGTGGTTTTGCGGTCGAGCACGAAAGGCTTTCCATTCATCTTCGCTAATCTGTCGAGATGCCCGCAAAGCATAATGCTTTCGCCCATTTTGCTACTGTAACCAGAGTCAAAGCGGAATGAAAGTTCCACAGCGGGTTTGCCATTCGCGAGACGCACCGTTTCGATCGGATCGTCTTTGAACTGATCGAGATACCACACAACAGATCGCAGCAACGTCATGCGGTTTTTGTTCGGATCGTCAGACAGCCACGGGCGTCCTTTCTTCTCATCCCATGTTAGCGTCAAAACCTTCCGCACAACTTCGCGGAGGGCTTGGTCGTAATCCATGCCGCCGAAGCGGAGGTGGTCGTAATATTCAAGCGCGGAGTGGAAGTGAAGTCCGAAGATAAGATGGACGGAGATTTCTCTCGGTTGCCACCCCTCAAGGATTGACAGTTGATAATATCTCGGGCATGTTTTAAACGCCCCAAGAGATGTCGAGTCCCAAAAAAGTTGGAAACGCGGGGAGATTTGGGAAAGCGATCCGTTCTCTGACATGGGGAGTCCCTGTCCTGTTATTTGCGAGTGTCGGCGCCTATTTGCACAAGGCGATAACCGTTTAGAAGTTTAGCTTGCAGATTGTCATGAGTTGCGCGAAGATACGTGGTATGTGCGATAAGCTTTTCGATCTTTTCGCAAGCCTCATCTCCAAGCCATGTTGTAGATTGCTGCCGGATATCGCTTACGAGTTGCTCCAGTTCCTCATTAGTAAGCATGTTTTCCTCAGAAGTTGATGTCGATATCTTTGAGAAGTTCATCTGCGGAAATGACAGGGCCTTTATGGCGGGGAACCTTTTTGGGTTTCGGTGTTGCCTCTTGCGCCGCGAACTTTTCCCTCTGCGCTCGAAGATATTCTATAATCCGGTCAGCTTCCGCATCAGAAATCTGAGGCGCACGGTTCATCAGCTCTTCAAGGCTCGCCGGAGACGCCTCGTTAAGCAATTCTGAGCCGTCAGTTGTCGATGATGTCTGCGATGGTGGGATCGAAGGTGACTGATTTTGCATGAGCCTTCCTTTTGATTTGCTGCAAATACGAGTGGATAATCGAACGCAGGACTTTCGAACGACCTATTGTGCGGAGACCCTGCCGACACAACAAAGCGTCGATTTCTTCCAGATCCTTCGTGTAGATATGGAAGTGAATTTTCGTCGTTTCTTCTTCGAGGCGCGCGGCCATTTTAATCATCTCCTAACAAATCGGCCAAGTTGTAGAGCGGGCCGTCACCTCTCGGGTTTTCTTTCAGAGTTTCTCCGACCGGGGGAGTAGATTTGACCTGCGGCCTATCTGTTTTCACTATCCATATATGCGTGGGCGATGTCGGGGATCGTGAAATCTGGAGGATATCAAGGTCTGGGTCTTTCCGTTTTGCCGCATACAATCGCTGTAATGAGACTTGGAAATTTCCTAAAAGCTCAACTTCAATTCCGAAGTCAGAATGAAAAGCCTCGTAAAGCAATTCTGCTTCTTTCGACATATTTTCCCCCAAAGAAAAGAGGGAAGGTATAGCCTTCCCCCTGCCGACAGTTTTCACCACTCATTTATCGGCTAACGAGTCTAGCGGGGAGGTCGCTAGCCTTAGAACAGGTCCGACAGAAGGTCGCCTGCAATCTTGCGAGAAGAATTGATCCGGCGCTCCGCTTCCTCACGGATTTCCGGCTTGTGCTGGAGCACCTTCGCGACGTATTCCGCAATCTGCTCCGCAGTGTAGTCAGAAGGATTGCCGCCCTTGCGACGGATCGCCGCAAAAACCTGCTCCTTAGCAATCTTGTTCGCTTCCTTCGCAACCGGATCGGCAGAAGTCTTCGGGGCGCGGACGGAGAAGCTGTAGGCATCGGCAAAAGCCTGATAGTCAGTCGAGGCGGCGTCCGCGTCGAGCGAGCCTTCTACAGCCTGCCGCTTAATCTTGGCAATCAACGAGGTGCGAATGTTATCCGCGAAAACATGGTTCAGCTTTTCCGCCTCAATCGAGGTCAGAACATGGCCCTCGGTGTAAGGCTGCGCGACGTTCACATTCACGCCGTGAGGCAGCTTGAGCGCACGAGTTTCCATTTAAACGGTTCCTTCAATCTTTAAGGTTTAGCCGAAAGTGGCTTTGACTTGACCAAATTGCCATAAGGTCTAGCCCATTGCAAGTAAAAAGTGGCATTCTGGGGAAGAAAGTTAAGGCCACTTGATAGGCCCTAGTCGGTGGACCTAAGCCGTCAAAACATCGGGCAAGGGTGCAGTCCCTGCCTCGCACGTTTATGCGCCCATTTTCGAGTCACCGCCGCTTTTCGCAGCTTATTGCAAGGATTTAAATAATTTTTTTGGAGCACAAACGTAGTCGATTTTGCGTGGAGCTTTTTGTGAGACGATCTTTCCTGCATTGTCACATGCCTCGCATAAGCAGAGATAAACGGATTGCCAATTTCTCACAATCAGTTGCTGTTATGGTTGTGCGAAGATGGATAGGAACATCGTTGCGGAGCCAGTTGTGTATAAAAGGAAGAATTACTGCCATTGCGCTTTCATGAGGTCCGGTGAGTGCTCGATGCCCATACGTAACAGTCTCTAAATCTTCACCAGGTAATTGAGCTTTTAGTAAGAAATTTTCGGCAAGCTCCAGTGCTTGGCCCATCGAGTATTCGATGGAATAAAATTTATTGTTTTCTTCGAATACTTCGCACATTTTTGCTAGAAGCAGCTCACGTTTCGTCATTTTCTTGTCCTTTCGCACACAACACACCGCAGATTTGAAAAGTATCTTAGCGTTCCATGGCCGTGTTTGCATGGTTTTCCATTGAAAACTTCGGCAATAGCTCTTTTCTTTCTGATTGTGGTTTTGGGAAGCAAAAGCCGTTCAACTTCACTCATTTTCTCAAACTTTTTATAGGCGTGAATTACTGTAGAGTGATCGCGTTTAAAGACCAAAGCGATTTCCGGAAAGGAGCGTTTTGTTTCTTTCCGTGCTCTCCACATTGCATACTGGCGCACAAAGGCAATGCGTCTAGTAATATTTTCTTCGAGGATTTGTTCAAGTGTGTATCCAGCTTTTTCTGCTTCTTCTTTTATGATGGGGAGTATTTTCATTTTTACGCCCCTTCTGACTCAACCCGCCAAACTTTGTTTGATAGTGCGATGTCTTGCGGCCACTTCATTTTTGTGAAGGACTTGTCTTCGAACAAAATATGGTTTGTAGGCAGCACACACAATCGGCCATTGTCCATTTTACAAAACATAAATTCTTTGCTTTGCGCTGGGTCAGAGGTGTAGGGGTCTGAAAGAGGGACAACGGTAAAAAGGTAGCGACCTTTCTCTTTTTTGATTGTCTCGACTCGAAGTCCTGACAAAAAATCGTATTCGATCGTTGAGAACTGATCGCCGTAGCAATTCCACACCTGCGCCTGCTCCAGTGTCCAAGGTTCTGGCTTGTCGGAAAAAGCCAGCGCATGTGGGGGCAAGCCGCGGTAGACTGCGCCGCATTCCAACATGATATGGCAACCCCAAGCCCTCGCCGCACGACTATGCAGTCCAAACCAAACGCATGACTCAAACCCGCTCCCCTGTCGCCGCACAAATGTGCTATCGACGTAGCAGTATTCATGACGAGGCAAGTTGCCAGAACCGGAGTAAATCATTTCAATTTGTGTCCTTTATTTCGGCCAGCACGGCGCGGATCGCTGGATCAATAATGTCATGCCCTTGTAGGCTCTTGATCCTGACGACCGCCCGCTCCAGCGCCTCGCGCAGCTTGGTTATGCGGTCGTTTACGTCTATGCGATACGCCGCAAATTCGTCGTGGCGCTCTTTCATTTCTTCCGTAAGCTCTTTCACCCACGCCCGCTCTGCGGCAAGTTCGGCGCGCAGGCGTTCGATTTCGACGGCGGCTTCGGAATACAACGAAATGCCTTCGCCTTCCCTAGCGCGATACCAATCGTCTATGTCGCGCAGCCGCTTCACGATGTCGTCACTCATATCCGCCTCCCGTCTCGGCCATCACCGCGCGGGCGCGTTCTTCCCAAGCCGCGTGATGTGTGAGCTTCATGTCAAAAGCCGCTTGCAGCGCCTCGCGCAGCTTGGCGACATCAATTTCAGCGTCCGTCGCGCGTTTCATCGCAGCCATCATGCAGGCCAGCCTGTCGCTCGCCCGCTCCCGCTCGGCGGCAAGTTCGGCTTCGGCTTTGCGTCTTGCGCGGCGCTCAGTCACGGCCACAGACCACCAATCGAAGTTCTCGGTTGGCCGTGCTGACACGCCAGTATCCCGATGGTTAGGAAGAAGCGCCTTTGTCTCGGCGTGCGCCTCCCGCTCGGCGGCGAGTTCGGCGCGCAGCCTCTCAATTTCACGGGCCGCATCGATTGCCGTTGAAAGGTTCGGCCACTCAAAGCGAAGCCTGTCGGGCAGATCTTCACACATTTGTGTCCTCCAGAAAAATCTTCACTAAATACGCAACGAAGGCTCCGGCAAACACAAACACGATAAACCCTGCTTTAAGTTCGTCGCTCATATCGGGACTCCGGCAGCACGAAGCAGTTCTGCGCTTTTTTGGTCGGCGGGAATATGCCCTGCGCTCGTAAGCGCAGGGTTTCTTACAAAACGAAGGCCAAGTTGAGTGCTTCGTCTTTTCACAGATTTTGCTGATATCCCGAGTTGCCTTGAGGCTTTTTCGGAAGAAACAGCTTGCTTGATGAGTTCAATAAGTTTTGCGTCGAGTTCTGGGGTCCATTTCGATTTCGTCATGACGTTAAAAGTCTCCGAGAAGATCGTTTAGGTCAAGAGTTGCCGCCGGTTTTTTGTCGGGAGTGGTTTTTATCGGCGTCCAACCAAATTCACGCTCAGCCACCCCTTCCGGGTCCGCGAGCCACCGCGACCAAAATGCCGCAAAGTCCGTCGCCGGGAGCGTGATCTCCCGTCTACTCGATCGGTTCGGGCCGCTCGAGAAAAACCCAGAAATTTCGATCTTGCCGTTTTCTCGCGGGCAGCAGTAAAGGCCGGGGATGATCGAAAGTCCTGCCCCTTCCGACACGAATGCCGGAAGGTTGGAGATGCGCGGGCGCGAAGGATCGAAGAAGTGCTTTGGCGCTGCGCTCACGAAAAATCTCCAAGGTTTGCAAGGATGAGAGTGTGCTTTGTGCGGGTTTCGAGCACGTATTGAAGATTGTGCTCCTGGGTTATTTCGTCCGGTTTCTTGGCCCATTTTGAGGGGATACGCCACGGGTCGAGATGAATGACCGTCCCCCATTCGAGCCCCTTTGCCTTATGGCCGGTGGCGAGGGTGATAAGCCCGCTGTCCTTCGCGAAAAGGTTGTCGAGTTCGGAGATTAGTTCACGGACGGTCTTTGGCGATTTGTTTTCGATGACTGCGAGCACGCACTCGTATTTGTCTGTTACGGAGTCCACCTTCGAGCCATCTTCATTTACTTCCGCTTTCGACTTTTCAGTTTCGAACCAGTTTGAAAGCACGGTTTTGAATGATGCGATGGATTGAGTGAGGTCAGGGGAGAGCTTTTTGCAAAGCGCGGAAAGTCCCCGCCCGATATCTCTACCTAACATATTGACGCCGATCCCCTGCCGCAGAAGTTTGAAAGCCATCGAGAGGAGCGGGGCGTTGTTGCGGCATAAAATCGCTACGTCGCCCACGGAGATGTCAGATACCTTTTCCCAATTCCATGCCCCTTCGAAATGCAGGATCTGTCCTTGAGGGTTCGAGTCCGCAGCGCGATATCCGGGGGCATGTGGGTGCTGTCGTTCCACAACAGATTGCGGGCAACGGAAGGTTGTGTTGAGGGGCAGTTCGATCCATTCGGGTTTTAGTGTGCGAAGGTTTTCCATGCTATGATGGTCCGCTCCACGAAAACCGTAAATCGCCTGTCTCGGATCGCCCACAACGATTAGTTTACCTGCCGCGACTTTCTTGAGCATTTGGTGGTTGAGCGGGGAGAGGTCTTGGGCTTCGTCAACCAGCACAATCGGGAAGCGTGGGAACGCTCCGGCAAAGACGACGGGGAGATAAATTTGATCGTCGTAGGAAATGCAGCCTTTGAAGCCTTCCTCGATGCTCTCGATTAGAATGCGGCGGGCGAGTTTACGCTCGTTCGATGTAAGGTTTAGGTCGAGTTCGTAGTCGAGTTGTTCCCAAGTGTCGGGGGTGTCTGGGATTAGGGATTTTGCGTGTTGGAACTGTGATGGGACGAGCCCGCGCTGCATCGCCATGACGACGAGTGTGCGGAGCGACGCCCATTCGCTTTTGGAGTCGGGAAAGGCTTTGAGGGCTTCAGATGTCAGGCGACCGAGTTTATTCGCGTCGATCAGCATTTTCTTCTTGTTGATCGTGAAAGACCATGCGCGATGGCCGAGACCGTTCATGGTCATGACTGTGAAATTAGACGGGAAACGCTTTTCGAGTTCCTCTTTGATTTTCTTGTTAAAGGCGAGGGCGAGTGCAGGCTCCGCGGGCAAAGCCTTTGCGAGCATGGTGAGGGTTGTGGTTTTGCCGGTCCCTGCAAGGGCGTTGACCATAAGGCTTTGCGGCTGCGTGGCGGCGTGGATGATGGCGGATTGTTCAGCGGTAGGTTTCACGATAAATCCTTTCAGTTAGGCGATACGATAGACCATAACCCCGGATTTTGGGGTGAAAGTAGCTCGCACGGTTATGCGAAAGTCTGGATTGTGGATAGAGCGGTATCGACGAGCTGCGTTATGCACCTTTGCGGAGACGTTGTTGCAAAGATCTGCCATACATGGAACAAAAAATGCGTCTTCGATCTCCATGTTTGGGAACGGGTATGAACATTTCGGCTTCGGTTTTTTACCTTTGATGATTTGGAAATCTTCCAAAGCCATCTCCTTTTAGATGGAAAAGATGACAGCGGGCTGTCCCTTTCCGGTGAAGGAAAGTTTGCAAGGGAAACCGCTCCATGCGAAATCATCGCCAGAGACAGCGGCGTTTACGTTGTGAGCCTCGATCATAAACCCGATACGCTCTTGCCAGATGGCAGCGTGTTCCTTGGCGATGTATCCGAGTTGCCAAAAACGCTGCTCGAGTAGGTCTTCAAGGTTCGAGCCGTTGCCCGGAAGGGTGGACTCGAGTTCAGATTTTGCATCCGGCGATAGCCCAGAAGCGTCGAACCAAACCGCAACTGCGTTCGAGTCGTAAGGGTTCGAAGGCTCGGGACGAAGTTCGAGCGGGTAGGATGCGGGAAGGGATTGGATAATCGCCTTTGCGGGCGGGCGAAAGTGAGCGCCGACGAGCGGGGCGACATGGCTGTTATCGGACATTGTGGGCTCCGGTTAGTTAAGGGTTGCGTTTTTGGGGCGGGAATATCCGTCGAGCAAAACGGTCATGATTTCCATTTGGCTTTCATGTCCTACGTTCGATGCGGAACATACGTTTATGCCGTCAGTCGTCGGAAACGTCACAACACACAAGATTGCGTTGTCTGGGAAAATCGACTGGAGTTTAACGAGGGCTTCCTCCAGTTTTTTCCGGTGAGGATCAGGAATTGACTGCATTTTGTTCCTTTACGAAAACTTCAGCTACGTCGAAACCTTTTTCGATGAAGTCAAATTCTTTTTCCATCGCTTCTCCCCATATTTTGTAGAGGTTTTTCGTGTCAACAGATGTATTTTTAAGTCTCGCGGCGCAGTAAAGCATAAGAAACGCAGCGGACATGGATGCGGAGGCTACCGATGCCAGGATTTCTGGGTCTCGTCCGAAAACGTCGCAGATACGATTGATCGACTCGATTGTGCGGGAGTGGGAAAGCTGCTGACAATCGTGTTTTATGTGGCTGGGGATGTCAGTCATTTGATGTTTCCTTTAAGGAAGACTCGAGGAATTGGAGCATGGTCTGGATCTCGGAGAGAGAGTAGAGGGAAGGTTTTCCTTTTGTTAGAAGATTGTGCTGACGGGTCCAATGCGCGAGGAGCTGTCGTAAAAGCGTCCTATGCTTTTCAGCAGGGGCGTGGTCGCACAAGGCGACCACTTTTTGCATTTCGGACTCGATGTCCATTAAACAGACTCGGGAGATGCGAGTAACGGAAGGTTAAAAGTCTTGCTGACTTCCTTTGTGGACATGATACCGTTGAAGCTGTCAAACGCGGCATAAACAGCCTGATCCCACACGGGAGCTGTCTTGCGGACTTTGATGGTCGCTCCGTCGTTTTCAAGAAAAAGAATGCAAGCCCAGCGCTCTTCAGCGCTTGCATAACGATGGTTGTCTCGATAGACAGTGACTTGAACGTCGAAAGAGTCGAGGGTGGCGAAGATTTCAGCAAGCGTCATGTTTGGCTCCCATTGTTAGTCGGTGCTGGGTTAGGTCCACAGTGTAGTCAGTAGAGAGTGGGCTTGATGCTTTGCGGGCTTGGTGCAAAGCGTCAAAAGTCAAAGTTCGGATCGTTAAAGAGTTCAGTGAGGTCCTCCAGTTTTTGTTTCAAAGGTTTCCGCGCGAACCTTTCCTTGTCCGCGAGTTCTTTCGCCCGGAGCGCCTTGCTTTCGATAGACGGGTCTTTAACCCAAGTGTCGATGACATGCTGGATCGGCATGGTCGGGGCGGCGATTTTCTGGGGTGCCGTGGCGAGCGCCATTTCACGCTGACGGAGAAGGCGAAGTAGCGCGGCCATGCCGCGAGGAGTCGCGGGGAAAGACAGCTCTTGCGTGTAGCCCTTCGTGGCGTGGAGCTGGAGATAGATGAAGTCGCCCTCTGAGTAGATGGCGGCAGCAGCGTGGTCTGGCGGGGTGCGGGACATGGTGTTGCCTTACGAAGAAAAGTGGACGGGGCGGTTTAAGTTTAGGATAGCACAAAACGGGACAAAAGCAAGGCAAGGGGCGACATAAAATCGCCTTCTGGGTCACTCGTCAAAAACGATGGCGTGGAGAAGCCCTTTCGGGCAAATCTCCTTCCGCGTCTTGGCATCCCAGATAAACAAATATGAAAACGCAAGAGAGGCGTAAATTGCGGTGTAAGCCAGCACGGATAAGA